GTGTCCGAGCATACCCATGCCTTGGGTGGGATTCGGCGAGGCCCGCGCCGCGCTGACCACTTCACCATCCTCTCGAATGCCGTCCTCAACGACAGCCGCTTGAGCTTCCGCGCTCGCGGTGTCCTGATGTGGCTCCTCTCCAAGCCCGCCGACTGGCGGACCCGCTCCGAGTCCATCGCTGGCCAATCTCCGACCGAGGGTCGCGACGCCATCCGGACCGCGATGCGCGAACTCGAGTCGCTCGGCTACCTCGTCCGCCAGAAGATCCAGGACGACCGCGGCCGCTGGCACACACTGCAGACGATCTTCGAGGAACCCGTCGATACGTCTGCCGGTCCGGGGCCTGAGAAAGCGACCCACGGTCAGTCCGACAGCGGCGAGCCCGTCGCTACCCAAAGGACTGAGTCACGAAGGACTGAGACCAACCACCCCACCGCCTCGACGTCGCCGATGCAGCGCGCGCCACGGCGCACGGGGGTGGTGGTGTCCGCTCACGCTGAAGGTCGGTTCGACGCCCTCGCGGCCGCCTGCCGCGACAAGGGCCTGGCCGCCCGCTGGGATGCGCTGAAGCCTGCCGACGTCGACGACATCACGCGGCTGCTCGAGACCCACGGTGTGCCCGCACTCGTCACCGCTGCAGTGTCGGCGCACCAGCCTCACAACCCGACCCGGTACGCGCAGGGCTGGATCGGCGCCTGGTCCGCGCTCCCACTCCCGCGTCGTACCCAAGCTCCGCGGCCCTCGTGCGGCGAGTGCGTCGAAGGATGGATCGAAGACCCTGCCGACGGCCGCCCGATCCGTCGCTGCACCTGCCGGACTGCGGTCGCCGCATGAGCCACCTGCAGACCGCAGTCGCCTACCGCGAGCGCTACCCACGCACCTCACCCGAATACGCCGCCGTCGACGGACTCATCGACGTACTGATCGAGCACTGCACGTTCGACTACGCCACCGCCCACGAGCTCGGCTACCGGAACGGAATCCAGCGATGACCCGCCACCTACCCGCCGCAGCGACGTACGCGATCGCTGTCCTCGCGTTCGCGCTGTCGTACTCGAACCTCGCCGCGCTGGCTGGCCGCGCCGGATACGGGCCCGTCATGGCGCACGTGTGGCCGCTCGTCGTCGACGGGCTCGCCGTCGTCGCGACCGCCGCGGTGATGCGCCTGCCCGCGTCCCGCGTCTACGCCTGGTCGCTACTCGCGGCCGCGACCGCCGTGTCGATCGTCGCGGGCGCCGCAGCACACCTCCTGCCCGCGGGCCCGCTTCCCGGGTGGGCGGGCGCGGCCGTCGCAGTCGTCCCGCCGCTATGCCTGCTCGTCGCGCCGCACCTCGCAGTGCAGCTTCGTCGCAACGCAGCCGATACGTCGACGGCGGACGTCCTCGTCGTCGAGGCCGAGACACACCGCGACGTAGCGACGCCCGTCAAGTCTGCGACTGTTGCGGCACCCGTGACACCTGCGCGCGACAACGGCGCTGACCAGGATCGACGCAACGCGACGCAGCCCGACGCGCTGTTCGACGTGCCAGCGCCGGACGATGCGCCGGCGCCGATGACCCGCGACGAGATGAAAGCCGAAGCGCTCCACCTCCTCGCCACGACGAACATGTCGCAGCGCGCCGTCGCCGCACGCCTCGGCACCTCCGAAGCGTCAGTGCGACGATGGCGCAAGCAAGGCGACGCAGCCGACGCGACACCAGCCCTCGCTGCCGTCGGAGGGTGAACCGACCGACTAGTCGGCGCGCTGGCATGATCCGACGCATGAAGCGAACGATCATGGCGGCTGCAGTCGCCGCGTCGGTGCTCGCGCTCGGGGCGTGCTCGAGCACTGACACGCACGACGAGCCGACAACTGCATCGGTGGCCACGGCGACGACGACCGCGGCAGGACTCAGCGAGGCGCGAGCAGAACCCCCCGCGACCCCGCCATCGACGCCCGAGACCACGCCCTCCCCCGGGTGGACTGCCGAGCAGGGGGCAGTGACGACGTCAGTAGCGGCAGACGCGGGCCTATCCGATGCCGAGCTCGCGCAGTGGTGCGGGCAGGCGAAGTCAGCGATGGCAAGTCTCGGCACGACCGACGCGCAGATCATCCTCGGACTGCTGCAGTCCGATGCGAGCTGGTCGCAGTCGACACCCGCGCAGCAGGCTGGTGTCGTCGAAGCAGTCAACATGGCCGCCAGAGGCGAGTGCTAACCGGCCCACTGCGGCTCATGGCTTACACAACCCACACTGAATGAAGCGGAGCCGGGACATGAAGCAGACCGCTGTTTCGATCACGCTGTGGGCGATGGTTGTTCTCGGCGTCATGGGGACCATCGGCTGCATCAACAACACCACCTACATGGCCGCCGCGTTGTGGTCGATCATCGGACTCGCGGCCGCCGGCGGGTTGGCCCGCCGGCGGATCCGCGCAGTCCGAACCGAGCGCGATCGCATCGCAGCGATAGCAGCTCGCGCTGACAATCAGAACAGCGCATACCTCGGTGGCGACCCGTCAGGCGTGTACGGCGAGTTCCGGCCGTAGGAGGGTTGCCGGCGGCTACTCGGGGATGAGGTCTTCTGGCTTCATCGGGAATGGGTAGGCGCCGGGTGCGTCGCTGATGGGTTCGATGGTGAGGCGCCCGTATTCGTCGGGGCCTTCGGCGACGGTGAAAACCGTTGCGCCGCCGGGCGAATTCGGACGCGGTCGCCGACCTGCATGATGCTGCTACCTCTCGAAGAACTCGACTGGACCTTATCGCTCGCGCTTCCGCCGCCATCGGTCGCCGTAGTCTCGCCGCCCCCAGTGGGGAGGGCGGTAGATCACGGCATCGCATTGCCGGCAGTCGTAGGTGCGGTGGCCGCCTCGTTCAGTGCAGCTGCAGGCGAACCATCCGACGAGCACGCGACCAGGCCCGAGTGGGTGCCCGTTCGGGCACTGCTTGGGTGCACGTTCGTAGCTCGGCACCCTTCCATTTTCGCACACACGTTCGACTCGAGTGCTACGCTCCACGTGGCTGCCGACCGAGGGAAGCGGACGGCAGCCGTACCGGGTGCCCCATCCGTCCCCCCTTTTGGATGGGGCACCCGGCCATACATTCGGGAGGCCATGATGGAAGCGTTCGGGGCGCACGACTTCGTGAACAACTACCCGTTCAGCGAGCTACTGCCGCTCGGCTGGCGGGTAGACGAGGTGGGGTCATCGAAGGATCGCGGCGACGGTCAAGGTGGGATTCGGGTAGTGCGTTTTGTTGACGGGTTCGGCCGCTACCTCGTGTTCGACGTAGACGCTGCCGGCGGAATGAGTCACCACGCGACCTACATGCCAGGCGACTCATTCTCGGTGGTCGCGAACTACGCGGGCGCCGCATTGCGCCTAGCAGCCTCGTCGCCGTTCGCGTCGCCTGAGGAACTGTGTGCGCTTCCCGGCGTCGAGTTTGGACACCGCTTCGCCGAGGTGTAGTTCACGGCGGCTCGACGCCCAGCTCGCGGAAGTGTTGATCCATCTCCAATTGCCAGAGCGCGAGATCCCATGCCGCCGTCTCGTCCATACCAGTTCTGACGGCGCCGCTTAGGAAACGGTTCCCCCGAGTCCCTCACACCGCAAAAAGCGCCCCCACCCTGGATGGGGTGGGGGCGCTTAGGCGTCACAACTGCTCGATGAGATCGATCAGTTCGACAGGTCCAGTCGCAGGGACCGTGATCGAGTACGACTCGTTCAGCCAGTCCGACTCGATGCGGACGAGGTAGGCCCCAGGTACGAGGTCCGCGGAGGCGGCCCCGGCCACGATGGGCCGCTCGATCGACTGTGGGATGAGGATGGAGGACGCCCCGCTGCGCCGCAGCGACGTCGGAGTGAACGCGATCTTCGCGTTGGTCGGGGCGCTCCCTGACGGGAGGACGAACGTGGAGTTGACGAGAGTCACTGCGCATTCACCTCGATGGGGGGATCAGGCTCGGGGTTGACGGTTATCGGGTCGATCGGCTCGGGAGTGATCGCGAATCCCGAGCCGGACACCTGCTGGCCGTCCGCGTTGTGGCCTTCCAAGCGGAGCCACGACAGTTCGGCGTCGTAGGTCGCGGTGAACGTGATGCCGTCCAGGCCGGGCACAGTGAATGTGGTCATGCTGTGAGGTCCTTTGCTTCCCAGTCGATCACGTCGGGCGACGGGATGTGGATGTAGCCGAAGATCGCGCCACGGTGGATGTTTCCGGTCTCGAAGCCGGCACGCCGGAAGCCGGGACCGCGGGAGGTTTCGTTCGCAAGGTCGGGCCAGTCGACGACCGCTGCGTTGTTGACATACACAATGAAGTGGCTGTGCTGGAAGACGCCGCCTACGTAGACGTCGGTGACGCGCAGCTCGACTTTGTCATTCGCACCCCACGTTCGGTTGGTGGAGTTCATCGTCTTGCCCGCCGGATTGGCGTCGGTGTAGGCGCGGATCTCGACGATTCCCCATCGGATTCCCACGGTGACGCATCGAGTCATGTTTGCGTTCGAGCGGACGGAGGCCTGGACTCGCGGGTTCTCCTCGAGATTGGACTGTGAGCGGTCGAAGTTGCCGATCCGCACGGCCACCGACTGGCTGTCCGTGGACAGCTGGGAGACGTACACGGCTTGGGTGTGGTCCTCCTTTCGGTCCTTCAGGGTGCCGTAGTTGATGCGTCGGCAGCGGGCAGCGTTCGCCACGACGTCCATGCCGACGCCATAGGTGGCCCAGTTCGATCCGAGCGTCGTCGCGTTGGGGCGGTCGAACAGGTCGGTGACCGTCACCTTCACGATGCCGAAGGTCTGACCCATGCACACCCAGGGGATCCAGGCGGACGAGGTGTCCAGCAGGCCTGGGGTGAGAGTGTTGGGGATGACCGTCTCGCCTGATCGGTTCATGCCGAGGCGGGTGGGGTGGACTCCCGGCATGGCTGCGATCGCGGCGGTCTGCTTCCCGAGCAGGTTTCGGGTGGTGCCGGACCCTGTCTGGTGAACGATGACCGCGAACCAGTCACCCTTCGCGGCGACGACGTCGTTTGGCATGTCCACGCGCACATCCTGCGCGCCCGCCGAGAACAGGCTCTGCAAGCCGGCGGGCGGGCTGGACCACAATCGGGTCAGGCTGCCGTTCGGTCGTCCGGTCTCCTCGTCGCGGCCCATCTTGAACACGTGAAGCCGGAACGTCGCGAGCCCGGAGGTCGGGCCAGCGGCGATCACGACGCCGACTGTGTTGTAGATGCGGGCCCGGGTGGCGTTGACGTAGCCGATGTCCAGCCGGTTGAGAACAGTGGTGTAGACCGGGTCGACCCAGGTGATCGACGCGTTGTGGAAGTGTCGGTGGACGCCGCCGTTGTCGTCGACTTGAGTACCCGACTTGTCGTTGACGATCGTCGGGACCGGCACGAGATCCGTGCGTGGGAAGGTCGCATCCTCAACGGGATTCAACGCCACCCACCCCGGCACATCCGTCGGCACCTTCTCCGGGTCCACCTTCGTCCCGATCTGAAGGTTCGCCTCAGCGATATCGCCAGCGTTCTTGATGTTCGCTTCCTCGTTCACTGCCGCCAGGGCAGCCGCAGCAGCGGCGTCCTCGGCGGCCGTCATCGCCTTCTCTTCCGTCATCGCAGCTTGTTCACCGAACAGCTTCACCTTCTGCGTCGACGTGTTGACCTTGCCGAGGATCTCGTTCTCGTACTCGCCGCGGGTCTTCTCCGACCAGGCCTTGATGCCGCCGTACCCGTTGAGGAACCCGGCCGGCGTCTGCTTGCTGGGGGACGTCATCGGCTACACCTCCTTGTGCTGGATTCGCCACACCACGAGCAGTCGGTGGAGCAGCGTCAGGACCAGCGCCAGCACGACGATGGCGCGCACCTCGGCGCGGCCTGGGTAGTCTCCGAAGATCCAGACCGAGGCGAGTTGCGCACCGATCAGCCCGAGAGCGACGGACGTCGCCATCACTGATCTGCCGGCCTGGGTTGCCCGCCAGGGTGATCGGGTGCCGTAGACGATCGCGAAGGTCCAGGCGAGTACGGTCATCGCGACGAGGAGGATGCGTGCCTCGGTTTCGGGCGGGTAGACGGCGATGACGACGACGCCTGCCGCTGCGGCGCCTGCGAGTGCGCGCGTGATCGGCGAGCATGCGGTACCGATTAGGCGTCGGCGTACCGCGGTGGTGCGCCGCCTCGTGATCATGCGTGCCTCCTTCTGCCCATAGCGATCTCGATGGATTCGCCGAAATGATTGCGGCGCCGCGATTCTTCGATTCGCGACATCACCGCGTCGATGCGCTTCTCGCGCGTGCGCTCCTCCACGAGTGCGGCCTCGACCCGCTCAAGCTGCTCGCGCTCGTGCTTGATCCTCCGCAGCCACCGCATCAGCGCTCACCGCCAGACCTATCCGGGTCGGCCACGGATTGGATTTTGGCGAGCGTCTCGGCGGATGTTTCCGCGCTCGGCAGCAGCCGGTCGATCTGTCCGTCCCTCTTCGACAGGAGCTCTTCGAGCTTGTCGATGCGCTGCTGCTGTAGGCCGACGATGGTCTTGTGTACTGGTCTCGGGATGAGGGCACCGACCAGGATGAGCAGGACTGCCAGTGTCAGCAGCCCTGTCAGTCCCAGGTCGGTGACCGCGATCCCCGCAATCTGCTCCACCGGTTACCGCCCGAGGGGCGGCACGACCAGCGGGTCCGCGTCGCTGTCGGAGTGTGCTTCCGGCACAGCCGCGCCGGAAGCAAGGGGCGTCGTCCGGACCTGGCCCTGAGGAAGCCGCTTGTCGATCTCGCGCTGCACGCGTTCGCGGATCAACTCCGTCACCGGGCCGAGCGCGTCGAGGCTCGCACGCACCTTCGCGGCGGGGTCCTTCGAGGCGTTCGGCAAGAGGTAAACCAGGATCGCCGTCGCTGTCGAGGCGATGACCGTCAGCCACATCGCGGCGGTCTGCGGGATGACTCCGGCGCCGGTCGCGAGAACCTGAGGAACGATCGCGGTGATCGCGCCGAGCACTGCGACGATCGCCTTGCGGAACTCGGAGAGATTCATCGCGCACCGCCTTCGAGTCGGTCCAGACGATCAGCGATCGCCTTCTGGTTGTTGAGAATCAGTGCCAGCGCATCGACAGTTGTGCGGCCCCCGAGCTGGGGCCATCCGTCGTACTGGCCAGCGTCGCGTGAACCTTGCCCGCACAGCTGCTCTCGGATGTCCTTCACATCCGAGCCGACCGGGCCCGTGAGGCGAATGTCGATGTAGTCCTTCAGTTCCTGAACCTCGGCTGCGCTCATGGGCGCATCACCTCCAGTGGGGAGTAGTGCGGCGCCGATGTCGAGGCACCGCTGATAGCGGGTGGATCGGTCGGCGATGCCGTTCAGGCCGCCGTTGATGGCTCGGGTGGCGCCCTGCAGGTTCCGGGCGTCGGCGAGCGCATTCAGTTGCGGGCGGGCGGCAGTCCAGTACCAGACGGCGCCGATGAACCCGTACCGGTCGGACGCGAGTTCGGCGGGGTTGTCGACGAAGAACGTCGGCGTCGGGACCAGGCCGCGACCGTGCGCCCACCGTGAGAGTTCGGTGTAGTTGTGGCGGCCGGTGACCTGGATCGGCCCGCGGCCTTTGAATCGTCGGCCGTCGCCGGGCTGGGTGTTCCCGAGGTCGCGGCGGCCCTCGTAGTCTGTGCCGGACGCGAGCTCTTCCATCCACAGCAGGCCGTTGGATTCGTGGCCGATCTGCGCGCACCACATCGCTGCGCGCTCGACCGTCGTGCACCCGGCCTCTCGCATCGCCGCGGTGAACGCGGGCAGCAGCGCGGCGTACCGCTCACGTGAGACCGTCCCGCCCATCGCCTGCGCGAGGACTTCGACGTCCATCCCGCGCGGCGGTGGCGGTGAGCCGGGAGTCGGCGCGTTCACGACGTCGGCGTACAGGTACCCCTTCGGCGGAATGAGCGTGGCGAGCTGATCGAACGACATCCAGTAGCCGAACGGCTCGAACCCGGAGTCGGCGATCCAGACCGAACGACGCTCGTCGTCGTAGCCCATCACCGTCATGTAGTGGTAGACGGTGCCACCCGAGTAGGCCGGGCTGATGGTCGACGGCGCCACGGCGCGGGGATAGTTCGACACCGGCGCGACGATGTTCACGATCACGCCCCACCCGGCATCGATCGAGCGAACGACGTCGCGCCACAGCCGAGCAGACTGCTCGGCGGTCGGTGGATCGTCCGGCATCTGCACTGAGGTGTATCGGGCATCCGGCACCCGCTGGTCGAGCACGCGCTCGATCAGACCGATGTAGTCGGTGCCGCCGATGTGCGTGCCGATCTCCCGCGCCAGCACCGACTCGTCGACGCGGATACCACACGAGTTGAGGACCACCTGCGCCGAGGCGGGCCCGCACCAGTAGCCGGTCTCCTGCCGGACGATCGCCCGGTCGTAGGGCAGTTGCTTCTGTGTCATCCGTCCACCTCCTGCGGCATGGAGCCCTCGGACTTCACCTGGTCGAGGGCGTCGTTCAGTTCCTTCCGCAGATGCGGCGGCAGTGCGCGAACAATGTCGACGGCCTCCTGCACCGGCGGGTCCGGTTCATCGATCGGCACCCACGTGCCGGCGCCGGTGAGCCACGCCTCTTCGGTCTGCGGAAGCCGCAGCTTCAGCGTCGGTTCCGCACCGAGACGAGCACCCAGCTCGTACATGCGCTTCGACACGAGCCGGTAGTACTCGAACGGCAGGATCGCGAGCGCACCCTTCAGCTCCGGCAGCGACACGAACATCCAGAGGAACATCTCCTCCGGGTCGGCGAGGTCGCAGTTCTCCCGTGTCGGGATCTCGTCACGCTTCACGACATCACCCCCAGCTCCTTCAGATCGGATTTGCCCTTGTCGATGGCTGCCATGAGGCGAACCAGTGGATCCTGCTGCAGCGCTTCGCCTCCCAGGACGAGTTCATAGTCGGGATCACGATCGACTCCCCAGCTGAGGACGGTTTTCGACACACGCTCGACGTGTAGGCGCATCGTGGTGTCGCCCGGGATGCGAGTCGATACGCGGTCGCCCTTCCCGAAGTGACCGATGCCCGGCGCGCCGATGATGTACGGTGCCGCGTTGGCGATCTCCATCGACCCGGAGAACACGGTGCGTGTCTCGTATGCACCCGCGCGCAGGACCGACAGGGAGTCGAGCGTGTACGCCTTCCCGCCGGACGCGATGAAGAACTCGAAGTACCGGAAGTCGCCCGACACCTGCGCCCGCTTGAGCAGCTTCACCGCGATCCACGCCAGGACCGTGTCCTCGTAGAACGGTTTCAGGATCGCGTCGATCGAGCCGCCGACTGAGCCAACCTGCAGCAGGTTTCCGACGACGTCGAACACGCCCTGCACGAGCGCGCTCATGGTCTCGTTGACGCCCGGCATCGAGTGGCCGCCGGTGACGAGTTGCACCGCCCGGGCCGGCCGCTGCTTGAAGCTCGAGCGAACCACGCCTGGGCTGTCCGGCGGGTAGTAGACGTACGGCACCCGCGGATCGGTGCGCCGGTCGCCGGGCACCCGGTAGTCGCCGACGACCGGCATGTCGGTGATCGTCTCTTCGATGTTCTCGACGAAGTCGTCGGTGTACGAGCGGATCGTCCGCACGAGTCCGTCGAAGAGTGTGCCGCCGTTCGAGGTGCCGGCCTCGACGCCGGACTTGTCCTCGATCCACACCACGAGCGCGCCGTGGCGCAGCTTCGCGCCGGGCCAGGGTAGCGGGTCGCCCTCGAACCAGCGGCGCCACTGCAGCGACAGTTCGCCGTCGGCGAGGATCGCCTGCGCAGCCTCATGCCAGTACTTGAACCGCGACGTCAGGGTCGCCCACGGCACGCCCTTCGCCATCCACTCCATGAAGCTGGACGGCTTCACGACGACGGTCCAGTTCGCCATGTCGAAGCCCTCCCACCACGAGGAGAGCTTCAGGGGGTCGTCCGGGAGGGTGAAGATCGGCATGTTCTCGCGGCACAGGTTGATGTGCAGCGCGGTGAGCAGGACCCACGGCGAGGGACCCGAGAGCCCGAACACCTTGATCGGCTGGAAGCCCGCCGGCATGACCGGCGTCGACCAGAGCAGCTTCGTCTTGAGCTGTTCGAAGTCCGACAGGAACGTCGCGACCAACACCGAGTTGCCGAACTCGTCCGTCTGGACGTCGGTTTCCTCGAGTAGTCCCGACCATCGGATCCCCATGTGGTCGACCGAGATCAGGACGTTGCGCTTCTCTCCGTTCTTGATCCGCTCGTACATGGCGTTCAGCCACTGCGCCTGCGGGAATTCGAAGTCGATCGAGAGAGTGCCGACGCCGGTGTCGTTGTCGGGGTCCTCCCACTTCGCTTCGTTCTCGCACTCGACGAGGTGCACGAGGTTGGCGTTCGCTCCGCTCCACATCCGCACGAGGGGAGGGGTGCGGCGCATCTGCTCGAGCTCGCGATGCTGCCGCTCGGTGGCTTCCCAGATTGCCGCGCACTGCTCGGCGAGAGATAGATCGAAGTCGACGACGCTCACAGCAGCTCACCTCCCCACGGCTTCGGCCACAGCCGCGGCTGATGCAACTCCGCCCGGGCGCCGCCCGCCGGCGCGCCGGTGTACGAGATCGGCAGCCGTGTGGGCGGCGTATAGGGCGGAATCTTGTGCATGAAGAACTGGCGGCCACCGTTGCTGCCCAGCAGGTTCGTGCCGGACCAGGATTCGAGCATCAGGCGCATTGGGTCGTAGTTGATTCGCGCGCCCGCGTGCACTGAGTCGATCGGCAGCAGCGGCACTGTGCGGCCGGCGAACTTGCCACCGGGAACCCGCTTGCCCTTCGGGCCGGCCCATGACGTGTCCGGGATCGTCCACGTCGCCCGGGTCAACACCCAGGTCTGCATCATTGTGAGCGGCGTCGGGTTCGACACCTCGATGTACCCCGACGCCGCCGACAACTCGCCCTCGAAGGACGTGACCTTCGGACGGCCTTCCCAGAACGGCATCCCCGAACGCACCTTGTAGATCGGGTTCAGGTACTGCTCATCCTCGAGAGTCGGGTCGAATTCGGGGTCAAGATCGGTGTCGTCGTACCGTTGGATGAAGAGCCGCCGTATGTCGCGCTTGGACTTGACGACGATCTGCGCGAGTTGCTCGTTCTCGTCCCACTCGTCCGGGGCGTCGGTGATCATCTGGTCGAGCAGCGAGTCGAGTTGCTCGATGTCCATGTCGGTTTCGTCGCCGAACAGGTGCAGGCCGAGCGTCACGTCCCGCCACGGGAACGTGCGGTTCTTGAACCGTCCACCACGTTCCCGCGCGGCACGCTTCCATTCGGACGAGATCGGCGCCCCGTAGATGCCCTGCAGTTGACCGGCCGCCAGGATGACGCCCTGGCGGCCGGCGTTGCGGCCAGAGAGGTCTAGCCGATGACCGTTCGCGCCGATGAGCGCAACGTCGAGCACATCTACCTCCCGAATCGCATGAGCGCGATGTTCTGACGCACGGCCTCATCGCGTTGCCACGCCGCCTGATCAGCGATCGTGATCTGCTGGTTGTTGTTGAAGATCACCTGACGACCCGCGCCGACACCGGCGCCGATCAGCTCGTCGACCTTGTTGATGTTCGCCTCCGCGATGTCCCAGTGCTCCGGCTTGAGGATCGGCTCAGGCTTGCTCAACGCGTTGTAGGAGAACGAGTTCGGCATGAGCCAGCCGCCGTTGTCGAACAGGCCCGTGCCCTTCAGGAACGCATTCAGGTCCGCGATCCACGGGATGATGTTCGGGTCGCCATCGACACCGTTCTCGCCAGTCGTCGGCGCAGCTGTTGCCGCGCCCGCGGTGGCGTCGGGTGTGATCGTGTACCGGTCCGCGAGGTCCAGCCACTCACCGGCGCCGAGCATCTCGACTGCAGCGTCAGCCCAGATCCCGCCGATGTCCGAGCCCATCTGCTTGATGCGCTCGCGACCCGAGAACGCCTGCTGCGGCTGTGCGACGCCAGCGGCGGCCGGGTCGGGGAGTGCTGTGCCGAGCGCCGCACCTGTGCCGCTGTCGGTGGGGAACCCGGTCAGCGGGTCGAGCTGCTGCACGTTCGGCTGGATCAGTTGCGCCACCACCATCGGCAGGTGCGCGTGATCGGTGAACATCGGGTCGTTGGCGCCGGCGGCCGGTCCGCCGTACTGGCCGTTGCCGCGACCGCCGCCCATTTCGAAGTTCACGTTGTTCGGCAGCGTGGCCGCGGTGTGGCCGCCGTACGGTCCGCCGTTGAACCAGCCGACGTTGAGCGATCCCGACGGGCCCAGGCCCGGCTTGAACCCGCGAGCGAGGAGCTCGGCGCCTTCGGTCATCGTCGCGAACCGCGACCCGAACGGGTCCCGGCCCGTCGCGTAGTTCGCCAGCGCGGAGACAGCACCAGAGCAGTCGCCCCAGTTCACTCCTCCCCACACGTACGGCTTGCCCTCGACGCCCTTCGCGAAGTTGACCAGCTGATCCGGCGACACCACGGCGCCACCCTCGGCGAACCGCGGCAGCCGTGAGATCACCTCGCGAAGCGCGAGGACCGAGCTGACGACCGGGTGGTCCTCTTCGATCCCGAACGCGTCACGCAGATTCCCGGTGTAGTCGCCGTCCGCGATCAGTGACCGAGCGCCGAGCGCGCCGGCAACGAGCGGCGAGTCCTCCTCGATCCCGAACGGGTTCGATCGGAACTCACCGCGGGTGAGGCCGTGCAGGAACCCTGCGGACGGCGTCCATCCCGCGTTAATCGCCTGCAGCAGTGGCAAATTCTCGGCGGTCGCCTGCGCGTTGACGACGAACTCCCGAGTCGACACCAGCGCCGTCGGGATCCCGTACGCGTCGACACCGAGGATCGAGTCCGAAGTCGGAGTGCCCGGACCCCACAGCATCCCGTCCTTGCGGCGGCCAGCGAGACCACCTGTCGCGAGCAGCGGCAGATCAGGCAGACCCAGGGTGAATCCGTCCCACTTGATCGGGCCGACCTCGAAGCCGGGGATGCGGAACTCGATCGCGTTCCAGGCCTGGATGATCCAGTTGATCGCGCCCTTGAACGCGTTCTTGATGCCGTCCCACATCCCGGACGCGGCTGAGCCGATCCGTCCCGGGAGCCCGGTGACGAATCCGACGACGTCGTTCCAGCGGGCGACGATCCAGTCCTTGACCTCGCCGACCTTGTTGCCGACGGCGCCGAAGGCGTCCATGAGCCCGTTGAATCCGGCCTGCAGGACGCCCCACACCCAGTCCCACGCCGCCTTGATCGCGTTCCAGACGGTGTCCCAGATGGTCTGGAACCACGTCGTCTTGGTGGCGATGAGCACGACTGCGGCGACGAGTCCGGCGATCGCGGCGACGATGAGGCCGATGGGGTTCAGCATCATCGTGCCGTTGAGGATCATCTGGGCGACGTTCCATGCGACGGTCGCGATCTGGATGATCTTCACGGTCGCCGCGTAGCCTGCAAGCGCGCCGAAGAACGGTGCCGCCACCATCGCAAGGGTTGTCAGGGTGTCGGCGTTGTTCATCACCCAGGTCGCCATGTCGGCGAGCGCATCGGTCAGGCCGCCGGTGATGGTGTTCTTGAACTGCTCGAGCGCGTGCCCGGGACCGGAGTTCACCTGCTCACCGATCGTGGTCATCGTGCCCTCGAACCCGGCCATCTGATCGCCGGCACCTGACATCGCCTGTAGGAATGCCGGGATCCCGTCCTTGCCGAGATCCTCGAGCGGGGTACCGAACAAGGCGACAGCGGCCTCGGCCTGCTTCGCCGGATCCTGGATCTGCAGCAGCCCGTTCACCATTTCGCCGAACGCCTGCTTCGCGGTGTCACCGCCAGCGAGTAACGCGTTCGCGGTCGCTGTCGCATCCAAACCGATTTGAGTGAGCGCGCCCTGCGCAGCCTTGTCCCCGAGGTCCGTTGCCCGGATCCCGGTCTCCTTCAAGGCATCGCCCATCTTGTCCATCGCGATCTTGCCCTGATCCGAGGCGCCGACGATGAGACCGAAAGCGTCCTGCCCGGAGAATCCGAGCGACGAGAAGAATCCGCCGTACTCGTTCATCAGTTCAGGCAGCTCGTCCCGCATACCGGTCCCGGTGCGCTGCCACGCCGCGCCCATCAGGTCGAACGCCTCAGCGCTGTCCTTCGCGAGACCCTGCGTGATCAGCTGCTGAGCGGTCTGCACCGACTCGTTCACATCGGTGCCGAACACCTTCGAGAAGTTCAGCGCCGACTCGGCGATCTCATCGACCGAACGTTCACCCTCAGATCCGGCGACCTTGAACGTGGACGCGACCGCTGCGACCGCATCCGCGGCTTCCTGCATAGATCCAGTCAGACCCTGCTTGTACAGCAGCCCGGCGGAGTCGCCGTACTCCTTGGCCAGTTCGGGTGTCGCGCCGAGCTGTGCCCCCAACGTCGCCTCGATGTCGAGGTTGTCGAGGGCCTGCATCCCCAGCCCGACCGCGCCGCCGATACCGGCGAGGGCCGCCGTGAGTCCGGCGAGCTTGCCCATACCGTTGTCGACTCCGTCGCCCATGTCGTCGACCGAGTTCGAGAAGTTCAGCAGCTTTCTGCTCGACTGCTCGGCTTCGTCGCCGGCCTCCTGGGTTGCTCCCTTCGCGCGATCTTGCGCGGCCTCGAGCTGCTTCAGTGAAGCCTCAAGCCTGCCGGTAGCCTCGTTGTGCTTTCGGCGGGCCTGCTCGATTCGCAGCTCTGCGGCCTCGATCTGCGACGCCTTCGCCTTGCCGGAGTCGCGGAGCTCCTGCAACTTCTTCTCTTCGATGGAGAGCTTGGCCGCGGCGTCCTTCTCTGCGTCGCGGGACTGCGCGAGCTTGCGCGACGCGGTCTTGACCGCGGCCTCCGCCTTCGCGAGACCATCCGCGATGCCGTCGCCGAGCTCCTGCCCGGCCTGTTGCCCTGCCTGCTGCATCTGTGGCCGCAGCTGCTGCGATACGTCCCGGCCGATGCCCGGCACCACCGGAACGATCTGAACTGAGCACCAACCGATAGAGGTCGTCACTCTAATTGCCTCCGTTCAGCTTTCGTTGCCGCTCAGCGAACCGGGCCTGACCGCGCGCGATCCGCTCGTCGGAGAGCTGCGTGCTCTTCTTCGCCGCTGCGGGGCGGCTCGGGTGATCGACGAACTTCGCGCCCCGCGCCTTGCCGGCGTTCGCGCGCTGCGCCCACAGGTCAGCGATGAGGTGGTCCTCGATCGACCACGGCATCCGGCCGCCGTTGGCGTCCTTGGCGAGCGCGGATTCGCGGGGGAGTCCCAGGCGTAGACGGACCCACAGCTGCCGCAGCGTGAGCAGCGGCAGGCCGTGGTCGTCTCGCCGCCACAGGTCGCGGATGTCGCGGTGATAGAACAGGTCGAGGTCGACCTCGACGAGGTCTGTCTTCGTGGCGATCAGCTGCAGGAGGCCGATCAGTTTCCCGAGTCGCCGACCCCGACTTCCTGGCCGATCAGATCCCACAGTGTCTTGATGGCGTCGATCGGCTTCATGCCTTCCGCCTGCGCGGCGAGACAGAACCGGGCGAACCCTGTGCGGCCGAGGACCTGCACGGTCATCGCGGGCAGGTTGCCGACGGCCTGGGCTTGGAAGAACGCCCAGTCGTCCTGCAGTGCGCCGCGGCGAACGCGGAACTCCTCACCGAACACGGTGATGTGCAGTTCGACGTCTTCGACTTCGGACTGCTGCGCGGGCTTCTTCGGCAGCCGATCCTGCGGCGCCGGTGCGTGCGCGGGGATCGTGGCGCCGGGACGGCCGCGGTTATCGCGCTGCCGCTTCTTCCGTCCGCCAGCACTGTTCGTGCGGGGACGCTCGCGAGGGGCGGGCTCGTCGTCGAAGGCGTCGAACGCGTCGAAGGTGTTGTCAGGCATGAGTGTGCAGCTCCTACGTGGTGGTGTCCCGCCAGACGGCGGGGGCGATGGCGGCGACGATGCGGTCAGCCGCCGTGGTGGTGAGCCCTGCCTCGGTGAGCAGGGAGTGCGTGGATGCGAGCGTGGCCGCGAAGTCGGGGGACGCCTCGTCGTCCTCGTTGTCTTCGAGGGTCTCGGCGACCTGGATCGCGCGCATCGTTTTCGCGCGGTCGCGTGTCCTCATGCGGCCGCCGCGTTCGGGGTGCGTCGGTACGCCGAGCATGTGGCCAGCAGCAGTGACGTCGTCCGGGTGTGGAAGGTCAGGCACGGCGGGTCCTGTTCATGTGCAGCAGAGATGGGACCGGCCGCCCGCGGGCTGCACACCACGGACGGCCGGAGACTGGGGCGAAACACCGCGGCCCCCGCCGGGTGGGCGGGGCCCGCGGATGGGATGGGGACCGCCGATAGTGAGCGATTACGGGCGGCCAGGAGATCGTTGAACTCGAGCCGCAGTTGCGCCATGCTCATCCGATGCAGAGGGAACTCAACGAAATGGACACCGACGAGCTTGTCGTGCACCTGGCTGGTCTTAGGGAGAGCTATCGCGTGGGAGGCGACCAGGGGGCTGGCGGCGCCACTCTGCAGGCCATCGCGCGCCAGATCTCCGATTGCGTGAATGAACTTGGGCGGCGCTCGTGAGGACGTTGGTTTTCTCTTTTCGCGCTCTTCGAGTTGGTTTCGCAGAGCTGAGCATTCTCTGGTCTCTCATCACCGGCGCGCTCGGCATGGTGGGCGCCACCTTGACCGCCAGCCGCTTCTGGTCGCACAACTACCTCTGGCAGGGCATTGCGTTGCTGATTTTCATCACCGCCGCAGTGCTGGCACACGGAAGTTACGTCCTGAATGCCGCGGCTGCGGACGACGCCACTGATGCGCGCACTCGCCTTGCGGAACTGACCGCAGCTCCCGATGTCCCTCGATCGACGGTCATCATGCACAACGTCAGCGCACACGGTAACGGGCGGGACGGCATCCACATCGCAAACTAACTCCCCGCGCCACATCTTCGATGACAGCGCCACGTAGGCGCTCTATCGGCGCTCAACGAGCGCGCTCGTTCGTGGATGAACCCAATCAGGGCGGTCAGTCGGTTCTTGGCTATGCTGACGCGATGCGCTACCGGCGAAGACTTGAACTGATGCTCGCCCGAATCCCGGTTTCGTACTCCGCCACCGGAGTTGGCGTCGGCGTCATCGCGGTGTTCGCCGCCATCGCCGGCGGCCAGCACCCCAGCCTCTGGGTGACCGGAATCGGGGTGGCCCTTCTCGCTCTCGCGATCGCAGCCGTCCACTTCAAGCACCCCGCCAGAAGCGCCGAGGAAGATAGTGGGGGCGAGCCTTCTGATCTGACTCCCTGAGCGCTTCCGTTGCGGGATGGGTGTCAGCTCGCGAAGATGTGCCGATGGGACTGAGATTCACCGGCAAGGACTCCGACTGCAATGGATACGCTGCGATTGCCGTCGCGGCTGGCATGGGCTTCGGCGAGGCGCTCACGCTCGTCAGGAACATCGACCGTGCCGGCCAATGCGCCAGCGGACGGGAGTTGGCCGCTCGCATCCATCTGGAGGCCGCTGAGATCGTGGCCCAGCGTCGATCGGCCACTCCGCCCAAGTAGAGCCGTAGTCCTGACGCCTCTAGTCTCATGAACGAACGCCCCAGCTGGACCCTGGGGCGTTCACTGTTTTCCGGCCGGTGAAACGCCGAACGCCCCACCGGTGAGGTGAGGCGTTCGGCGATCGGTGTGGTCAGGAGTTGACCAGTTGCCGCAGTCTTCGATGGACCGCGAACTCGTTCTCTGGTCGATAGTTCCGGACGCGTTTCGTTCCCCAGAACAGCAGTGCGATCACGATGCCGAACTGGATGACCGACAGGTAACTCAGGCGGTAGAAGACGGGGAACACGTCCATCGCAGCCATGTAGACGAGCAACCAGAACACCGCTGTCAGGAGCGACTTCGACGGCACGAGTTGCGATGCCAGCTTCGACAGGTAGCCGATCGCAACGCCGGACAGCAGAGACACGATGATCACGCCCGGCCAACCGAACGACACGAGCCCCCAGATTGGTGCCGGGAGTCGCAGCCCGCCCGAAGTGATCTGGCTGATGGGAACGCCAGGGTTGACGATTGACAGCGACCAGACGGACGGGTTCCAGTGGAAGTTGCCCGGCACGAGGCCGCCGATCCAGGTCATGCCCTCGGTGTACTCAGGTGCGCGCAGCCAGGCGCGTAGGAACGAAATCTGGTCGGCCACGTCGGGCGCTCCTGCAGCGACTTCCTCGAGATACGTCTTGGTGCCGCGCTGGCCGCCGAACCCGTAACCGGGAAGTCCGATCTTCGACAGGATGAAGTAGACGCTAGACCCGATGAAGTAGAAGCCGATGAGGACTGCGAAGTAGATTTTCAGTCCTCGTCCGCGTAGCGCCACGACCAGTCCGGCGAGAAGCAGGATGCCGGTGACGGCGGGCTCGCGCATGAGGCCCAGGAACATCGACCCGGCCGCGCCGGCGAACAGCAGCACCCAGGCTGGCGTGCGAAGCTTCCACGCGTACGCACCGATCAACGGCATCAGGAGCGCAATGGCGGTGGTGCCGAACCGGTACAGGGGTGCGACTGGCGCATACGCTGCCGCGTACGGGCCGCGGAAGAACTTCGCCTGGAACGGGTCCGCGGCGAGCATCGGCACGAAGCCCATGACCGCGAACGCGACCAGCACCATCGCAACCGATACGAGCGCGATGGTGAACGTCCGCGACGAGATCAGACGGTTCACGTCGTAGTCGTCGAACCGTGCCCGTTCCTGCAGTCGGGGGGCTGTGGTCGACCGGACGAGCGACTTGCCGACGATCACGCCGACGAGCATTGAGACGAAGCCGAGTGCGCACACCTTGTAGTACAGGTCGAGCGCATCCATTCGCAGTCCATCGAGTCGGCCCAGCCCCAGGATCGGCAGCACGTATGCGACGAGCGAGAAGGCGACTTGTCCGTGGGCGATGACGTTCCAGCGACTCGGCCACGCCACGTACGAGATGATCGCCATCCCGACGAGGCTGAGGCAGAGGATCTGAGGACGTAAGTCCGGGAGGAAACTCGTCCGCGAGTCGTCCAGCAGGTTCGCGACAGCAGCAACCCCGATCCCAGCAAGGAGAGCGATGATCACCGTGGCCGCGTAGTAGAGCCCCGTCTGGACGCGTTGCTCCCGAAACATTGTCCGCATTCGGCCCCCGTTTTCGTTTCAATGTGGCCGCGGGAGTATATCGCCGAAGTACCGACCGTTCCTGTTGAGCGATGGCTACTCGCCAGTCACTGACCCTCGGACGGTGCCCGACGAGACCTGCACGTAGAGCCCGTTTGGGAACCGGAGCGGCACGGTGAACGCGATGTGCTTCGACTCCTTCGCGGCCAGGCGGATGTCGCACAGCAGGTTGCCGTTCCCGTCGGCATCCTTGAGCTGCACACGAGCTTCCGCGCCAGGGTCAGCCCCATGCTCTGTGACGTCGATCCGGTGGAGCACTCGGATCTTGCGCTGGGCGCTTAGAGCGCCGGTGAAGGGGACGTTAATCACGGAGCACCGCCTCGAGGGAGATCTGGAATCCGGGTGTGGTTCCGCCAGTGAAGGACATGTCGAAGTAGAGCCTCGACCAGTAGCCGCCGGCTTGCCGCTTCGGGATCACCAGGCACGTCGAGCCATCATTGTTCGGTGCGCCGATCGCGTGGGTAGCGACCTCGCCGAACGCCCCGTCCGGGAGCATCCCGCGATGGTCGTACGGGTTGATGTCCTGCCACAGCGGGTCCTGCGTGCTGGTGAACCTCTGGTCCTCGAGCTGGTTCCGCGTGTGCATCGCCGCGATCTGCGGGGTAACCCGCAGCGACGCCGCCGTGGGCGCGCCGGTCACGCCTTCGACGGTGAGCAACCAGGCGACCTCTTTTGCCCAGCGCGCCGGGATCCGCGGAGCGGCGAACGAGGCGGTGAACACTTGCCCCCGGTAGAAGCCGTTCTTGTGCATCGTCATGTCTGGTTACACCTTTCGCCCGGTGACTCGTACGCGTTCGACGTACAGGTCCGCCGCCGTCCGTGAGCCTGATACGAGACCACGCAGATCGAAGGACGTGTTCAGGCCGTTCGCGAAACGAGTCAGTGTCGAGGACATCCCCGTCACGCCGGTGAGTGCAGGGTCGGGCAGCCCGGAGTCCCGCAGCGTGCCGAGCTTGTAGTCGTTCACCTGGATGCCGAGGTAGTGGTTGGCGACGGGGTCGACTTCGAGGGCCACGTACATCGTGTTGCGCTTGTTCTCGTTCATGGGCCACTCCGGGAAGGCTGAGCCTGCCGGGTCTGGCTCGGCGTCGGCCCCGGTGAGTGGAGTGGTCGGTATCCCCTGGTTCGGCAGCGGCGCGTACGCGGGGACTGCCTCGCTGCCGGTCTTCAGGTCCCACCGGGCGGTCGGGGCTGTTGCACCCGCGGTCTTGGTGAACACGCGGCGGAGGGCGAAGTAGTTGCGGTTGCCGGCGTTGTCGGCCTGGTCGAAGCCGATCTCGACGCCCCGGATGTTGTTGTCGCCGTACCACTGGGCGAGGGACACCCATGCTTCCATGCGCAGGCGGTTGTATCGGTCCCAGTGGGTGACGCGTTTGATCGCGGTACCGATCTGGTTCGGCAGGTTCTCGATGCCGATCCACATGCCCTTGCGGTCCCAGCCGATCGGGTTCTCGTACTTGCCGGAGTAGAGCTGCTCGTAGCCGTGCAGGTCCGGGGAGTCGAGGAAGCTGTAGTCGTAGAGGACTTCGGTGTCGGGCCAGCGGCCGAGTACCTCGTTCTTGGCGAGCGCCATGCTCAGACCTCCGTCTCGATGATGAGGATGTCGTCGATCTCGCCGTTGGCGTCGAGAACGATGCGGGCCGTCTTCCCAGGGATGGGGGCGCCCGCCTGATCGGTCACGTCACCGCGCACATAAGTGGCGTTAGCCTCCTCCTTCGTGACGAGGTTCGCGAGGTTGCCGCTGATGTCGCCGAGGTCGTCGATCGCGTCGTGCGCCCGCTTCACGCCGTCCTCGATGTGCTCGATAGCTTCCGGTGTGACCGGCGTCCGCGGATCGGGTCGAGGAAACCACTTCTCCCGGAACTTGCTGTAACTCATGATTTCTCCAAACGAGTAGCGCGGGAAGTCTTCACCAGCCCCACGCCCTCCCCGCAGACCTACCCGGGGAGGGCGGTGTTGCCCGGCAGGAAGCCGGGCAACAGGGGGCCTAAGGGACCGGGGTGACCGCGACCTGACCGGTCGGCGTGAGCGAGGCAGTCGGCGAGGACAGCGCGCCGCCTTCAGACAGCTCGACCGTCCAAGGCCCGCCGTTCGGACCGGTGACCGTGACGGTGCCGGCTCCCGGCGCGAGGATCGACTCGATCGCGGACTTCACCGCGGTGTTCGCCGCGTTGTACGAGATGCCGACGACCGTCTGGTCGTTGAGCCGCAGCGCGAAGGACCCGGCAGTGGTGCCGGAGGGCACCGTCACGACGTACGAAGCCGGGCCAGCCGTGGCCTCGTCGACCTTGCGGAGCACACGCCCCTCCGAGTCGCCGAACAGATCGGCGGTGATCGGGAACGTGCGGACACCGGACTCCGACTTCGTCCAGGCGCCGGTCGTCAGCAGTGCTGGCCGCGTGGTGACCTCGATCTCCTCGACGTCGTCCTCGCGGGTGATGATCAGCAGGTGCGCCTTGAAGCCCTTCGGCAGCGACACGTAGCCGTCGTGCTTGCCGTAGGCGATGCGCTTGGTGACCGTGTTCTGCTCGAGAGCATTGAACGACAGCTCCATCGTGCCCTTGCTGGTCTTGCCCTTGAACCGGGGATGACCCCAGCCGTCGTAGAACGTCTTCTCCAGACCGGGCGTGTACGTGACACCCTCCGTGCCGAGCAGACCCGCATCGAGCCACTCAGGGCCCGGAACCTCGCCGGGCGCCGGAATGACGTCCTCGACCGAGCCCGTGTAGTTCCAGTCGAGGAGGTAGACCTCACCCTCATCGAACACCGACGCGTTGTCGGGATTGATCACAGCCATGACAAATAGCCCCTCTCTCCGGGGTAGGTTGCCGCCGCGCGGGCGGTCAGAACGATTGAGTGCGTGCGCGACTGCGCACCGTGAATCCCGCGATGAACCCGCGGGTGTCGGGATCCCGGTCGACGAGGATGCCCGTGCCGGGCCGGATACCGACACCCGGAACACGCAGCGCGAGGAGCCATCCCATGCACCGCGCCGCGAGCGCGCGAGCCTGCGTTCGGCCCGCCGCATACACCGTGATGCGGATCTGCTCGCCGGTGTAGACCGGCCACTCGTCCACCGAACCGGGATCGGATTCGACGACAACAGCGGGCGCCGACGACGGCCCCCACCCGTCCGGGAGGTTCTGGCCGGCCGAAGCGCCCGACGGATCGCCGGCGAGCTGCGCGACGAGGAACTCCTTCACCGGCGCAACATGATCGGCCGGCACGCGGAGAGCCTTCACTTCGCCTTCACCTCCAAACCCACCATGCCAGCGGCCCGGGTGAGCGTCCCGCGCTTGAGCTGCATCCGCTTACCGCCGGGGTGCTTGATCGCCACCGACGTGACATGCCGGTCCGAGACGAACGTGTCGACCTCGACCGGCACGTCGTCAGGCAGCGACTTGCGTGCGCTGTCGGCGACCTGCGCCGCGAGGTCGTCGACGACCGCGGCGACCGCCGGCGACTTCAGCAGCGCCTCGACACCGGCGTGATCGAGCTGGAAGCCCTTCGGCGCCGCCATCAGCCCGTACCCCTCGACGCGGTGAACACCGGCCCCGACAGGTCCGGATCGTCGTCGATCCACTCGTCCGCGAAACCATCGATGCGCCAGACCTTGCCGCGCACCACGACCTCGTCGCTCGCCCGGATCTCGTGCGGCACCGGCCCGGGCGCGTACACCCGGATCCTCCGCACGTTGCCGTTGCGCGTCGTCGTGGCCGCCTCGTCGCTGCCGAGTGGTTCGATCACGCAGCCCTCGATGTCGAACGGCACGCCCGACCCAGGCACCGGATCGTTGTCGCCGTCGAGCACAACACCCGGGCGGACGGTGACCTTCTCACCATCGCTCACAGAACCCTCCGTCCCCGAACGTCGCGACCGGCAACGCTGACTGTGAGATGCCGAGCTGCTCCTTCATCCAGTCCAGCCACACGAGGGCAGCATCGGGGTTCGAGAGCGTGCCCGACTTCGACCGCGGGCCCAGCGCACGGGAGAACGACACATAGCCTTCGTGCTCGCCCGCGATGAGTGCGTTCTTCACGACCGCGATCGTCACGATCTTGGCGTCGGGATCGTCGTCGGCGATGTCCGGGCGCTTCCGCCGGATCCACCGCTCGGCGGCCTCGAGGAGGAGCCCAGCCCAGCTGGACTCCTCCTGCTTGAGGGGACGCCAGTTCTCCGTCAGCTCAGTGGGTGTGGCGAATGGCATGACGCCCCCTCACATGTCAGTCGTCGGCAGCGTCGACCTTGGCGATGACCGCGTCCTTGTCGGTCAGACCGTCGACGTTCACGCCGACCGCCTGCGCGTACGCGATCCACTTCTCGATGGTGGCCGTGGCGCGCGGGCGCCGCGGGGCCTCCGCCGGCGGATCGGCTGGCACAGGAGCAGGGTCGTCGCCGAGCGGCTCCGGCTGAGGAGCGGTCGACTCCGGCTCAGGCTGGTCGAACACGCCTTCCTCGGTGCCGCGCTCGATCTCGGCGTCGGTGAGGTCGACGGTGTCACCGAAGTAGCCGCGGCGCCGCTTACCTTCGTCGGCGTGGTACTCCCACACCGCGACTCGGATCCTCTTCAGCACCATGCTCAGCCCGCCAGTCCGGTGAGCTTCTTGATCGAGTACGGGTTGGTGACACCCATGATCGGCTGGACGTAGGACTGGACCCAGTTCTTGCGGGTCGCCTCCTCGCGCCAGGTCTCGGTGGTCAGGCCCTGCTCGTAGTCGAGGAACCCGACCTGGCCGCGCGCGACCGCGTAGGCGGTGCCGGCGGCGACGCGGTTCGACGGAAACAGCTCGAGCCCGGCGTCCTTGAGGATCTCCTCGAGGTCGGGGCCGTACGCGATGCGCAGGTTCGCCTTCTCCTGAGGGTTCACGATCCACAGGTCGTAGACGACGCCGAGCTCCTCACGGTCCGCGGCGAGCTGAACGTTCGCGAAGTCCGCGAACGGGCGAGCGTTGTTCGGGGTGGGCGACGTACCGGTGAGGGTGACGTTCGACCAGTCGTGACCCGGGACGACGCCCGCGCCGCCGAGCGCGGTGATCGCCGCGTCGAGGGTCGCGACCGCGCGCTGGTTGACCTTGCGGACGATCGTGTTGGCGAGCTGGGTGACCTGGTTGTCGAAGTGCGCGACGTCGTTGCGCGTCTTCGCCTGGTCGGTGATCCAGAACTTGCCGCCCCAGTCCTCGGCCTTCGCGACGTTGGGGTCGCGGCGCTCGGAGCCGACGATCGTGTACTCGGCGCCGGCCGCGCGCTCTTCGACGTCGCGGTCGGTGTAGAGGTCGTTCGAGACGACCTTGTCGTAGATCACGGCGCCGGACGCGACGCTCGCGCCGGACGACGCGAAGATCTTGTCGACGATGAACTTCTGCAGCGTCAGGTCCGCGATCCGCTTGGTGATGCGGCCCGGCTGCTTGAGCGCGGTGTCGACGGTCAGCTTGCCGCCGGAGATGGTCGGCGCGCCCAGCGGGTACGCCACAGGTGCGGGAGAGGTCATAGTGGTGACCGCCTTTCAGTAGAGGCTGATCTCGGCGTCGGTGCCCGACGCTGCAGCGGTGACGGCGTAACCCACGGCTACGCCCGAGGCCTTCTTGACGGCCTGGCCGTTGGCGCCGACCTCGACCTCCTCGAATGCGGCGATCGCGCCGCCGGCGGTGACGAAGGTGACGCGGTCCTTGCCGCGCTTGACGTCGACCAGTTCGCCGACTGCGGCGTCGCGGCCGGAGACCCCGCACACGCGGCCCGCGGCGTCGGCATGCGCGACGGCGATGTTGCCGCCGCTACGGTTGCCGGAGATCTTGAGGAAGCGCTTGCCGGTGACTGCGGTCGATGCGCGGCCGGAGATGTCCGTGCCGGGCTCGTACACGCCGATGTTCTCGTTCGCCATGATCAGGCTCCCTTCGAGTCAGTGCTGAACCAGCCGAGATCCTGCGCCGCGTTCTCGGTGCCGACTCCGTGGCCGAGCTCCTCGACCGGCACCAGTCCGGGCGCGAGGGACGCGAGAGTCGCCGCAGCGCCCTCAGGATCCGCGGTGAGCGCGGCGAGCCAGTGGTCCTTGCGGGCCGACGCGATGCGGCCGTCCTTGATCGCCGCGGATACCAGCGCCTGGCGGGCATCGGTCTCCTGCTGCGCACGGGCCTGCGCGCCGCGCTGTGCGTCCCGCCGCAGACCCTCGAGAGTCGCAGCGTCGACGGCGACGACACCGGCCGGCAGCTTCGCCGACGTGCCCGGTTCTGCCTCCGGATCGGCCTCGGGTGCGGTCAGCTTCTCGAGCACCGCATCGAACACTTCCTGATCCTCGGTTCCCTCGGGGAGGCCCAGAGCCTCACGGAGTTCGCCGACCTGCTCGTCCGTGAATGCCACGTCCGAACCTCCTTCTTCGGTGGAGTTGACCGCTCCCGCGGGCGCGGGCGCGGAGTTGCTCGCCTGGACGGCGAGTGGCTTGGGCGCCGGCGCCGCACGGCGACCGGCGTAGTTGAAGATCGACAGATCGAACGACGCGGAAGCGTCGTCCTTGTCGCTGTCCTTCTTCTTCGCCTCGACACGATCGGCGAGCCCGGCGGCGACCGCCTCGTCGGCGGAGTACCAGACTTCGTCGCGCATCACGTCGCGCCACTCCTCAGTAGTGGCGTCGGTGCGGTCGGCGTAGATCGAGGCGATGTTGTCGCTGACTCGGTCGAGTTCGTCCGCGTACTTGCGGACCTCGGCGGCGTTGCCGCCGCAGTACCCCCACGCGTCGTGGATCATCATCTCCGCGTTGCGGCACATGACGATCTCGTCGCCGGCCATCGCGATGAAGCTGGCCGCCGACGCTGCGATGCCGTCGACGTAGACGGTGATGCGGGCCTTGTGGTTCCGCAGCGCGTTGAGGATCGCGATGCCCTCGAAGACGTCACCGCCCGGACTGTTGAGCCGGACGGTGATATCGGTGGCCTCGACCGCGGACAGGTCCTTCGCGAACGACTTCGCGCTGACACCACCCCACCAGCTCGAGCCGATCTCGTCGTAGATCAGGACTTCGGTCGGCTCGTCCTTGGTGTCGGCGTTGCGGATCGTGTACCACTCGCGCGTCTGCCCGCCTTGTGCTGCGGGCGTGCGCCGATGTGTGCGGTTCACGCGGGATCTCCTTCAGTGGGCGCGTTCTCCGCGCTAGTCGGTCCACCCGCCGGAATTCCGAGCGATTGGCGGACGGTGATCTTGACGACGTCGTCGGCGTCGAGCAGGCCGGCGTTCACGAGCATCGTCAGAGCCGCCGCGGTTGCGTCCTGGCGAGATCCGATCTCGTCGAACACGATCCGGGGCGCGGGTTCGTCCTCACCCCAGTTCAGGTCGACCAGGTCCTCGACGACGTGCGCGTTGGAGGTGTCGGCGATGGTCTCGGCGAACGCCTGCACGGACTGCACGAAGGGGTCGGCGAGAACGGACGCGAGAGCGAACGAGCCGCCCCGGTCGAGGTTCAGGAAGTGCGCCAGTCCGGCCAGCGCGATCTGCTTGTCCTGGTAGTCGATTGCCTGCTGGATGTCTGGGAGGTTGCCCTGTACGCCGAGGAGCTTGAGGTCCTGTCCGTTCGCGAGGCCGACGCCGGCGTTCATGCCGCCACGGAAGGTGGACGCGATGCGGTGCATGTGAGCGACCTCAGCCTGGTCGTCAGGCTTCGCGGCCGTACCGACCGGGACACCCATACCGTTGCGGCGTGCCGCACCGGCTTGAATCCGCATGAGCTCGTCCTTGAGGATCCAGTGCTTGTACGCGGGCCGCAGGATCGACTCGCCCTGCCACTGCCCGGCTTCCGGATCGCGGACGTGTGCGACGAGTCGGCTGACCGGAATCGGCTTTTCGTTGCCGGTGAGGATTGACGAGACGGTCAGCGAGTTCGACGCTGGGAACTGCGTGATGGATTCCAGCCCGCCGTCGCGTGCGACGGTGATCTTGGCGATCGTCTTCTGCGGCCGCGGCGCCAGCTTCCGCAGATGGGTACGGTCGTCATCGTCGATCCAGTACACCTGCTCGAAGAAGCTGTGCCCGTACCGCAGCATCAGCAGTACCTGCTGCAGGTGACTCTTCCACGAGAACCGGCCCTTGGTCCGCGGCAACGACAGCGCACCGTCCGCGCCGTCGATCTGCAGCCCCAGCTCCCTCGCCACGAACTCGACGACCTCATCGCGCGCACCGTTCGGGTCGATCCGCCACGCTGTGCCGCGGATCGGCAGGCTGATCGCCTGCAGCAGCGACGAAACGCGGCCGTCCTCGCGGGCCATCCGGCTGTAGACGTGCACCGATTCCGGCCACTGCAGTTCGGGGACCTTCTCGTCGACGTCCCACTGCTGGAACTCAGTGAGGTCTCCGTTGACATACCCGAGTTCCGTCACCGGTCGGGCAGTGCTCACTTCGGCCACGGGCCACCTCCTCAGAACGCAACAGACAGCGCGTCGAACTCGTCGTGGTAGTTCGCCGCGGTGAGGTCCTCAGCCGAGACGTGGTCAGTTACGGGAGCCGCCATCGAACCCGCCCGAGACTCGAACGTCACGAGCGCCCACCGCGCCACCACCACCGCGAGCAGTGGCGCGACCGCCGGATCACCGGCAGCGTCGACGACCCAGTCACCGCGCGGCAGCACCCGCTTCCCGGCCGCCTCGAGCGCGATGTCGAGAGCACACTGACCGGTGTGGCTGATCAGTCCGTCATCGGCGTCGTCGACGAACCCGCTGCCCATCAACGCTGCCTGGCTCGTCGAGGACTTGATCAGTTCGATGCCGGCCTTCTTCAGCAGCGGCTCGATCACGACCGCGGGCGAACGTGCGTCGGTGGCGATCGCGCACGGCTCGAGCGCGTCGTCGAGGCGGACGACCAGATCGGCGAGGTCAGGATTCGCCGCGATGGGCAGGTACCCGATCTCGACGTGAATGCGGTCGTCGGCGGTGCGCTGAGCCGCGGCCACCGCCCACTGCGCGCCGACACGCGCGATGCCGATGGCGAGTGTGCCGACCAGCTCCGGGTAGTCGAGCAGCCCGCGCCACTGGTCCTCGGCGACGATCTGCCACGTCTCCTCTTCGTCGCTCGGGTCGGGCCAGTCACCGCGACCGAGCGCCTCGACGTCGAATCCCTTGCGGCCCGCTGGCGTTGCCAGGTTCCGCATGATGTCGAGGATCTTCTCCTCGGTCTGGATCACTCCGAACGAAGGGTTCGCGTACCGCCACGTCTCCGGGGCGTCGCGTGGCATCTCCTCGGGCGCCATGTACTCGGCGAAGTACAGGCCCGGCTCACGGTCGAGTCCACGGACACGCACCGACGCCAGCACCTCGCCATTCGGGTGCTCGTCCTGGTTGACCGCCGACGACGCGTAGATCCGCTGCGGGTTCTTCGCCGCCATCTGCACGAACGACATCGCGGAGATCTCACCGGGCGTCAGGTTGTATGCCTCGTCGTAGACGACCAGATCGACGTCCGTCAGGCCACGGCCGGAGTCGTTGGAGCGGGTGCCGAACGAGATCGACGCCCCCGACGCGAGTTCGATGATCCCTTCGCCCTGCGAGCAGGTGGACCGCACGACGCGCTTCTTCAGCCAGGCCCGGCTTTTGATGATCGACATCATGCGCTTCCACCCGTCGCGGGCGGTCTTCCACCGCTGGGCCGTGTAGATGATCGTCTCGTTGAGCTTGAACAGCCCGTACAGGCATCGGAGGATTAGCACCTCCGACTTGCCGTTCTGGCGAGGGATCAGCAGGCAGCAGGTCGAGTGCGTCCACCGGCCGGACGGTGTCGTCGACAGCAGCGCGTGCTGCGCGTCCTTCTGCCACGGCATCGCGATCGCCCCGACGCGGCGGCCGAGCTCGATCGCCTTCTCGCCGTGCGAGGTGTCGCCGTCGAACACTGAGAGGTGGTGCGGTTCCTGGCGGCCGGTGAGCGTCGGGAAGTCCTCACAGATCAGCGAGGCCGTCATCGTCATCACCGGCAGGCTTCGAGTCCTTCTGTAGACGGATCGCGCCGAGCAGCTGCCGCAACGTGTTCGCCTGCTGGCGGGACTCCTGTAGCGCGTTGTCGACGCGGATCTCGAGGATGTCGTCTTCTCCGCGGGCGTCGAGCAGGCTCAGCCAGGCATCGGCGTCGCCCGACAGGACGCGATCGAACTGGTCGAGCCGGTCCTTGATGCGCGCGGCTTCGACGATCATCGCGGTCAGCGAGTACGGGTCACCGTCGTCGTGCAGCGAGTCGTAGAGCCGTCGGCCGGCGGTGCCGAGCGAGTCGAGGTCAGCCACGCGCACCACCTCCTCGCACCCGTAGAAAATCCAGGCCGTAAAAAAAGCCTGACTGGCGGCCGAGGAGTCAGGGACCCCCTCCCCGTCGATAATTTCGGGGGAGGGGGTCGACTCGATGCCGGCGCTGGTCAGGGCCAGGGGATGAGGCGGATGCCGAGTTGGTCTTCGGGGATGGGCTCGCTGGGGTGCTGGCCGGTCACTGCGGGGCGTAGATGGTCGCGGCTGCCGTCCTGGCGTTGCTTGTTGCAGACGCCGTGCAGCAGTCGGTCAGCTTTAGTCCCGCCGTGTGTTCGCGCGTGTGAGTGGTCGGCCGCGAGTGATCCCGATGCGCGGTCGGTCGATGTTGGGTTGTGGTCCCAGTTGTTGGTGCGGTCGCGGTACATGGGTAGCCCGCACCACCAGCAGGGTGTGCCGTCGACGTGAACGCGAAGGAGGCCGTCGCGGTCCTTCTGGTGTTGCCACCCGAGACCCTTCTGGGTTGTGGTGCGCTGGTCGGTCATTCGCGCCTCGCGTCCAGGTCTGTGCCTTGCATTGTGCCAGGTCTAGGTCTAGGGCTTGACAGGTTGGTTCCGCCCACGCCGCAGAGCCGCCAGGCCTGATTCGGCGTTGCATGTCTGAATCACTTGCTGGCGTGGGCGGAAGTGTGTGGCGCCCGCCCCCACGGGAAGTGGGGGCGGGCGCGGGCCCCGGGCGCTGGTGAGCGTCGCGCGGGGCTGGGGTCCGGGACTGCCACGTGGTGGCTGGCCGCGCGCTCGGGGGGAGGGCTGCTGCGGCTGTTGGTGTCCCGGAGGTTTCGCGTTGGTCCCCTGGCTGGATTCGAACCAGCGTTAGGGCGTCGGGGCTGCTTGCCATTGCTGGCCGGACTCGCACCGTACGAACGCCGTGTCCTGGGCCGCTGGACTACAGGGGGTGGTGGTCCGGGATCTTCCCCCGGATACACCAAAGGCGCGAGTCCGGTGGGTTCACCTCTCGCGCCTTGCGGCGTCAGCTTAACACATGTGGTGTCCGTTGCAGTTCAGACGGTTTCGCTTGTTGGGTGGTCGAGGTGGGCGTCGAGGACGTCGCCGAGTCGGAGGATGGGTGATTGCCATCGGCCGGCGGTCACGTGTCGGAGTGGTGTGACGGCGTGGGCGTCGATGAGGTGGAGGACTCGGCGTTTGGTGAGTCCGCGGTAGTCGCCGCCCATTGTGCGGGCCATGTCGGCGCAGGCTTTCGCGTTGAGTTCGAGTGCGCGTGCCTCGGTGCGTTGTTCGTCGTCGATGGTGCGCGTCTTCTGGGCGGGGCGGTCGATGGTGTGGAGTGCGTTGTCGTAGGCGTCGAGGATCTCGGTGAAAGCTTCTCCTGCCCGGTCGGTGCCGGCGACGTCGTAGATGTGGCGGGAGAGCCAGCGCGCGAAGTGGGGTGCGCGTCCGTCGCCTGGCCAGGGCAGGCCTCGTTCGGTGGCAACGTAGTTGGTCCACTCGCGGAGGGTGCCGAGGAGCTCGTGTGCCGCGTTGGATGCGCGTTCGTTAAACATGAGCGGGGTTTCGCTGTCGGAGCTGATGCGGGCCAACGTCTTGTCGGTGAATGCGACTTGGCAGGTGATGGCGTTCTCGAGTTCTTCTGTGACCCAGTCGGCGATCTGGTCGAGGCGGTCGACGAGGAGTCTGATGTGGGCGCGGTCGAGGTGGTCAGTCAAGTTCAGCTCCTTCGTGGGTGGTGGCGGTCGCAATACCAGATCCAGGCGGTCATGTAGGCGATGGCGTCCTGGGTCGGTCGGCCGCAGGCGTTGCAGTAGTGGCGTTCGGTCATGGCCGGCCGCCAGTGATGCGCGGGTCGTCTGGCAGTTGCCATCCGGTGTAGGCGCTGTACGTGTACGAGCAGAGTCGGCACCGGCCGATGCCGTTGGCATCGATATCGATGAGGCGCGACTTCGGGATGGAGCCGGTCTGGATGAGCCACTGGACGAGCTCGTTGATCGTGGGCTTATACGTGGCGCCCGCACTGAAGTCGCGGCCGGCGAGCTGTGGCGGTCCGTCTTCGAGTTCGTAGCTCGCGCCGTCGTCGTTGGGCCAGGCGTAGGCGATGGAGACGCCGTATTCGATGAGATCGCGGTCGAGGGCTCGTTCCATTGCAGCGATGGCTACCTTGCGCGGCGCGTTCGTGCGCGCGATGAGAAGCCCGAGAGAGGACCCTCCGGCTGCGCGTGCGTCCCCGCAGGCTTGGACGACGTCGGAGTCGCTGATGTCGCTTCGTTTCATGGTCGGCCTTCCGTCGTGGTGTCGGTTGCTGCGGGCTGCACGGGCCGTGGACGCTCGTCCGCCGCTTCCGGCACCTCCCATGTGAGTTCGAGCCACATCGCGCCTCCTGCGCCCTTCTGGGGCTCACCGAGGCGGGGCATGTGTTTGGTCATCCAGTGGGGTGTGTCGTCGGTGACGAGGCCGTGGTCGACGAGTCCGTCGCAGAGGGCTTTGAGGATGGGCATGAGGTTGTCGGTGTCGCGTCGTCGTCGGTCGCGGGGCCGGTAGACGAGTGCGACGGTGACGTGGTCGAGACCGGTGGGCAGACGGCCAGCGCGGGCCAGGGTGCGGGCGGTGGATCGGATGCGCTTGGTGAGTTTCGCTTTCTGCGCCCAGTGCATTCGGTCGTTCATCGACATGGGCGGCTTCGTCCACGGCAGTTCGAGGACCGCGGTGATGATGCTCATGCGGGTACCCCCGCCCTGTGGATAACGGTGTGGAGTGGAGTTCGGGGCGTGTGTGCGGCCGCGAGATCATGCTCAAGTCGGCCCAGACGTGTGTCGAATCCACCTGCCCCCCTGCGCGCGTTGCTTACGGAAGAACATGCATCAGGGGTGAGTAGTTCTTCGTTAGTACCGTCCGTCCGTCCGTGTATCTGCTCCAGCCTCTGCTTGCGAGCACATGCTTGAGCATTGCTACGACGCATTGCTCGCCTCCTCTCCAGAAGCGGCCGCTGCCAGGAGATCTGACACCTCCATGCCGGCCGGAATCACGTAGCATTCCTTCCACCCACCGCCCGCATTTCCGAGGTACTTCGCGGCGTCCGCGGCAGATGAAAAGGCGCGCTCGCACAGCCTCAGGAGCGCTCCGTGCGCCCATGATTCGAAGTCGAATGCGTCGGTAACTGACTCGAATTCGATGAGATCCACGACCTCGGCGCCCCTCAGGACGAATGGGCGCCACCTCTGCCGGTCGCTGTATCCGACCTTCACGATCCGGTCCGCAGGCCACGCGACGACGTAGATCGTCGGGGCGGTCTTCTTGTAGCCCATCAGGCCCCCTTCTCGTTGGCCCAGCGCTTCTGTGCGGCTTTGCGGGCCTTGTCGCTTCGGGCCTTCGCTTCTTCGTCGCTGACCTGGTACTCGTCCCAGCCGTTGATGATCCAGCCACCTTCTGCGAGGTGCCAGAGCCCGACCTCGACGAGCTTCTTCGCGTCGTTCGGCAGACCGCCGATGACTCTCAGTGCGGCGCGAGGGATGAATCCGTCGAGTCCGTGCTTGCCGGTGTAGGTCATCCCTGAGAGGTGCACCACGATCGCGCGGTGCTGCTTCTCATCGGCGAGGTAGAGCATCTTCGGGTGGTCGAATGTGGTTGTGTCCAGCCGAATCCAGGGCAGACCCATCGCTGCGTCCTCCTTCCTATTCGTCGTCGTTTGGGCGCCTGATCACCACAGCGTCAGTTCCTGCGGCTGGGCGAGCTCGGCGTCGAGGTTCACGTACTGGGTGCGGCCGAGGAGCGTGTCGACGACGCGGCGGCGTTCGAAGTCGTCGGCGTTGCGCGCGCGGCGTGCGTCTGCCCGGAGTTCGGCCGGCAGGCTCTCGGCCCAAAGCTGGAGCCGCTTCCAGGTGAGCGTTCCGGCGTGCGCGGGGTCGCTCTGCTTCCGCTGGCTGAGGTAGTCGCCGTCCGCGGTGACCGCGAGGCCCCATCGGTACACCTTCCGCATCACCGATCCGGGCCATTCGCCGCGGACGGTTCCGCCGCCTTGCCCGTCGCGGATGTTCGAGATCCAGTACTTGGGCGCGTCTGCGAGGCCGAGTATCTGCGCGTCGGTCAGCTCGGCGAGGACCGCGCACTGCAGGGCTGTCAGATTCATGCGAATCCTCTCCTCGCGTACGCGTGTTCGACGGTGCGGTCGCGTTCCGCGATCTGGTGAGCGGTGAGTGGCGGGCGTTCGGTGGGCTGCAGCATCTCGCCGAACGCGGCCCGGCAGCCGTCGCACGGTTCACCGACCGTGGCGACGGGCTGCCGGCACCCGGGGAGCACGCAATCAGTGAGCAGCGTGTTGACCGGGCTCACGGCTGGTCACCGACCTCCACTCGAAGTGCTGCGACGGCCTCGATGGGCACTGTCGGGTAGAACGAGACGATCTCCTCGTCGCTGCAATCCACCATCAGGTTGACGACCTGGTCGACGGGGACTCGGGTGCCGCGGACGCATGTGATGCCGCCCAGCTTCCCGGGGTGGGATTCGATCCATTCACTCACCGCTCACCGCCCTCCGCCACACGAGCAGCAGCCGGTTCCCACTCGGTCACCGTCCGGCGGTAGATCCCCACACTCGGAGCCATCGGTGGTTCGAAGTACCCATAGACGCCATGCTTGTCGCGGTCCAACTCCCAGACTGCTTGCGCTAGCTCGGCAGATTCGCGTGTTGCGTGGACCGTGCCACCCCCACTGGCGTTTCGGTGCTGCCACTCGTCCTGAGTGTCGTCCACGATCGTTTTGCCGGCGTTGGTGAGTGCAGCCACCACATGCGCGGCGAGTCCTCCAGCGCACGTGCGGCAACACGGCTCGAGCGACCACTGCACCAGCGCCTCGGCGATGATCTGTTCCGCGGTGCTCATGCTGCGTTCCCCTTCGGCTCGTTGAGGCTTTCGCCCTTGGTTCCTGCGATCCATGCGTCGCGGATCATCGTGTTGACGAGCCGCTGGAGGTGCCCAATCGCCGGATCGTGGGTCTCGAATCCCTTGGCGACGAGGAAGTCCTGCACGTCACCCATCGCCTGCTGATAGAACGTGGGGCCGCTCATGCCCGGTCTCCGTCCACACGCACAAACGGAGCCCAGCGTTCGACCGCCCAGTCCGGGTGGGTGTTTGCGAACTCGACGCCCGGACGCCATTCGGTGATCCGCTGGCCGTCCCGATTCACGAACACCGGGCTCTTATCGCCGTACCGGGTCGATCCCTGGTAGCGCACACCGTCCGGCACGTCCTGCCATGTCGGCCAGTGCTTCTCCGGTGTGCCATCCGGCCCGCTGTCCGGGACAGACACGGCAGGCGGGGTGAACAGCGCGACCAGCCGCTTGTAGCTTTCGTTCTCCCGGTCCGCCGTGAACGACATGTCCGACAGAAGTCCAAGCATCCAGCGCACGTCCTCGGCTTGCTCGGCGGTGAGCACCGTCCCGCCTTCGGGGAGTAGACGCCCATCAGCCGCAAGGAAGTCGAGAGCAGCACGTGCTTGGATCCGGTAGAACCCCTTGGAACTCTCGGACAGGCGCTCCCACGGGTAGGCCGCGGAGCGCGGGCCACCTTCCCAGATCGCCTCGGCCAGCTTCTCCGCCTCCTCGTCGCGGGCAGACTCAGCCTCCAAACGGTCAGCCTCGGACTGGCACCACGACGCTTCGCCGGGGAACCTGCCGCAGAACCCTGTGAACTCCGCCGACTGCAGCACCTTTGCTGCGGTGCGGTACTCCTCCGCCGTGATGTCGCTCATCGTTGGGTCTCCTTGTCGGGGTTGGTGATGCCGCGGGCAGCTGTGGTGCCGCCGGTGCGGCATTCGGCGAGGTGGGTGCCGCGGTGCACGAGCTTCGGGGCCACGCGCGGGCGGGGCATCACGTAGACGGGCAGGCCGCAGTGCTCGCAGGTGTCGGTCATCGGATCTCCCTGAACACTCGGTCGGCGGTCGCGACGACATCGCCTACGGCCAAGACGATTGCGGCAGCGACGCCGGTCGCCGTCAGAGCGACGGCGAGGACAGCATCGGAAAGTCGGCGAGTCATGCGGCACTCCGATCACGTTGGATTTGGCGTTCGGACACTCCGAGCTGGTCGGCGATCGCGCCGGCGGACAGGCCCTGGGCGGTCAGCTCGGCGACCTGCCCGAGGCGGTCTGCGCGTGCACCGCTGCGATCGGCCGTTGTGCGGGCGGACCGGGGTGGTGTCACCCGCGGGTCGTCGATGTCGTAGCCCTCCCACTCGAACGGGTTCAGCCAGCCCTTGCGGGCCGCAGATGCGCGCGCGATCTTCGACGGGCCGGGGGTCGCGGAGAGTGCTTCGTAGACGTCGCGGATCCGGGCCCACGTCCGGTAGTCGATCCGAGTGCGGCGTTGCATGGCGGTGAGCGCGGTCGCCTCCATGCCGATCCGGTCGCCGATGTCTCGCACGCTCCAGCCGAGGGCCTGCAAGGCGCGAGTGCGTCGCAATGCGCCGATCGTGAGGACGGTCCGCTGATTCGGGTGTGGCAGTGGCTGCACCCGGGTCAGCCGCTCAGCCACCCACACCCGCGTCTGCTGATGGACGCCGTCACGGATGAACCGGACGGTGGTGTCGGGCACCCCGGCCTGCCAGGCGATCATCCGCGGGTTCATGCCGTAGCCGAGGAGTTCGAGGACGTGCGCCCGAACAGGGCCGGCGTCGACGAGGGTGTCGACGCCGGCCGCCGCCATCTTGCGTTTGCGGGCGATCGAGTGCTTCGTGCTCGGCGCCCAAGCGATCTGCGATCGCGGGTGTGCGCGGGTGCTCACTGTGGTTCCTTCAGGTCTGCGAGGCGGCCGTCGATGACCGCGCGCACGGTGGTGCAGTCTTCGTCGGTGAGGGCGGCTGCCTGCTTCCACATCTCGCGCAGCGACTCGATGTCGGGGGCCTGCTCGACCGCGGCGAGGAGTGAATCCGCATCCACCTTCACTGCAGGCTTCGAATCAACCTGCGGCGCTGCGGGCATCGGCTCCACGATGTACGGCGCACGCTTCCCTCGGGCGACCGTCAGCGCCAACTGGAGGCGCTTGTCGATGTGGGACAGGTGGCTGACGCGGATCCCGCCGACGTCCTGACCGCCGAACCTGACAGCGGGGTCGCGGAACAGGGTCATCCGCCGGCCCGCGTAGCCCGACGCGTCCGCGCCCCACGCCGCGACGAGGATGCGCCGCACCGTCTTGCTGGGGCGGAACGGCCGGCCGGGGAACTCCACGAGGTGGACGTTCACCGGCTGCTCGGCCGACCCTTTGGTGACCTTCTCGACCGTGACGGTGCGAGGGCCGCTGAGAAGGTCTTCCGCGTTGAGCTGGTCAGACCTCGGTGCAATCGATTCTGTGAGATCCATCGTCAGGATTCCTTCTCTGCAAGGCGGATCCCGCGGGGATCGTCGCCGTTGTCGTGAAGTCGCTTGTCTGCGCGGTAGGTCATCTCGGCTTCGATGGCGTCCCAGGAGCCTCTCGAGCGGTAGACCTGTGGGTCGCGCTTCCCTCCGCTCGTGGCCTTCCCAAGGCAGCTACCTCGGCCACCCCACCAGACGGTTGGCATCCCGTCCTGGCCGTACTCGACTCGGTCGAACTCGGGTAGCTCTTCGTCTGGGATGGAAGCGAGGATGGCCTCGATGGCGGCTCGCGCTGTCTTGATATCCACTGTCAGACCACCATTTCCATCTCGATGATTCGTTCCGTGATGGGGAAGCCGACGACCGATTCCTCATAGAGGCGGATCATCTCGGCGGCATTCGCCTCGAACGCGTGAACCGCGGCCGTGATGGCGTCGAACCAACGCTGATCCGGGTAGACGCGCTTCACCCACAGGTGCATGCCGCCGGAGTAGCTGATGTAGTCGATCCACTTGCGGCCGGACACCAGTAGCCCGCACTGCAGTTGCGCCATGTTCTCGGCCGGCGGGTGACCGGAGATGACGGTCTCGACCTGCTTCTTCTGTCGGCGGGACTTGATCTCGATCAGTCCGTCGTCGCCGACCAGGCCGTCGGGTGAGTAGCCGATCTTCACGCCGTTGTCGTCGCGGATCATCATCCCGATCTCCCGGACCGGCGCGAAGTGCTCGCTGTAGATGTCGCGGGCCCGGGGTTCGTCCTCGATGCCGCGGAGCATGTCGTCGCTGACATACGTCGGGTCGGTCCAGTTGGTGATGCGTTCCGCGACGAGATGCGCTGTGACGCTGCGGGCGGTGTCGTTCCTGGCGGTCTCGAACACGATGCTTGAGCTGCCTCGGCGTGCGGCCTCGGCGCGCTCGGGATGCAGCGTCTTGATCGTGGCGCCGGCCTTCATCTTGCTGCGGCACGGATCGTTCGCGGGCGCTTCACATGCGGGGCAGGCGTAGTCGATGGCCGACAGCGATCGGGTGGTGATCAGATTGCCGACGACCGACGCTGTGACGATCCCGCGGCGCTGGGCGTGCCACTCGTCCGTCCCCTGCAGCAGGTCCGGGAGTTCGACCAAGGTTGGGCCGGTCATGCGGTCTCCTCGAGGTAGTCGGCGGCCAGCTCGTCGCGGGACGTGAGATCCGGTGCGAATGTGTGGATCCGGCCGAGGGTGTTGAGCCGGTCGGGGCTGTATCCGGTCCAGTGCATGTCGCCGGCGGTGACGACTGGGAGGGCCTTGTAGCCGAGTGCTGCGACTGCCGCGGCCGCGTCGGGGTCAGTGGTGACGTCGCGGTAGGTATGCGGGGTGCCCTGCTTGTCGAGGTGCCGGACGGTGAGCTTGCAGCCCTGGCAGCCCGGTTTGCCGTAGACGGTGACCGCGACAGGCTGGTTGGGGAAATCGGTAACGGTCATTCGTCGTCCTTGGGGTCGTCCATTATCTCACCGATCTGGTGCCACTGATCGCGAGTGAGTTGGAATCCGAGCTGCACCTCGTCCTGCTCGATGAGCAGGAGGACTGCGCGCTGGTTCGTGGGGAGTTTGAGGGTGGGGCGGGCCACCAAACTGGTGTGCCCGTCGCGGATTTCGATCACGGTCGGCTCCTGTAGTGCGCGATGAAGAAGGCGGTTTCGAACCGGTCGTCGTGCGTGAACTCGGTCCGGTAGGTGGGGAGCCCGTCGCGTCGGGCCCGCGCGTACTCGTGCGAGCCGACCTGCTGCCACGGGCTGAACCCGGCTGGTGTCGGTGGCATCACTGCCTCCCGACGATCGCGTTGGCAAGCTGGTGGTACGGGTCCGCTTCCCGCTCGGCTTGAATGTCTTCGATGCGCCGGCGCTCGGCAGCGAGGCGCTTCTCGCGGACGGTGCGGTGGTCCGGGCCGGAACACACCGGGGTGCACGGGGCTTCACGCCACATGCCGTGGCGCGGGCACCACCACCAGGACGGGGGAATCATCGGCCCTCCAGTGGGTCAGCGATCCGTGCATCGCGGGCCCGGTCCCATGCGTCAGCCGGGTCGGCGAGCGGATCGAACAACTTCGGGGCGTCGGGGTCGTCGTAGCGGATGCGCTCGATCGGGTCGCTCATGGCGCACCCCAGCCGATCGCGGCGAACATCGCGACCACACCGATCACGCAGCACCAGACGTGGAGCGTCGTCCACGCGTGACGCCGGCAGTCGCACCGAAACTCGTCGGCCGTCTCCAGGATCCGGTCGTCGTCGTCGTGCTGCTGCGCCGCAATGTGATCCGGCCAGAACTTGCTGTGATCGACGTCGGTCATGCCATCACCTCGGCGAGCAGGAACGCCTGGAACACCGAGACGGGGATGCCGTCGCGGTGGCAGCCGCGGCCGGTCGGCGGATAGTCGACGCCCATACGGGCGTACAGCTCACGGATCGTCATGAACCCTCCACAGGTGTAGTCATCTGCGCGGCAACCCATCCAGGGGTTTCGCGTCGAAAGAAGTGGGGCCGGTGGTGGCAGGCGAGTGCGGCCATCGGGACCGCAAACAGGAACCCCAGTCGGGGGCCCGCCACCACCGGTGGACTAGGTGGTCGCCGCGATGATGTCGGCGGCCAGGTCGCGCGCCTCGGCGTGGGACAGAATCAGCAGCGCCGGCAGTGCACCAACCGGAGCACCGAGGATTGCGACAGCCTCCGGGCTGATCGGAAGCACCTGCGGACCAGACGGCTCGGGTGGCCGCGCACACGCACGGTCCGCGGCGAGAATCTCTTCTGCAGCTCGCAGTCGCCGGGCGGCAGTCTCATCCATGCAACTCATGCCGCCTCCTCGTTCCAGCGGGCCAGGTTCCGGGCGACAGCCTCGGCGCCGGCCGGGGTCAGCAGCAGCGTCTGTTGCACTTCGCCGTTCACACGCGGCGCCTTGTGCAGCGGCCGCAGCCGGAAGTACCGCTTCTTCTCGGCGAACGCCCGGTACTGGTGGATCGTCTCCTTGCGGCCCTTCGAGTTCGACCAGCGGCTACCGGTGACCCGGTAGATCCAGCGGTGCTCGATCAGGGTTTCGCGGAGCGCGGCTTCGCCGATCTGCAGCTGGTTCGCGAGAGTGCGGAACTGGATCAGGTCTTCGTCGGCGACGAACTCGTCGACGTAGGCGGCCTTCGGTGCGAGCTCCGCGATCGTCGCGTCCTTCGCCGCGAGAACCTGCTTGGCTTCGACGAGCGCGCGAGCCATCAGCTCGGGGCCGGTGAGTGCCGGCGTCCCGTAGGCGCCGGTGCGGCGGATGGTCGGCAGCACCTCTGCGGTGATCCATCGCCGGAACCGCGCGGCCTCGGGTTTGTCCGAGCGGATCACGACCTCGTACATGCCGGGCTCCGACACGAGGATCATCTGCTGCGGACCACCCGCGGTCTGAAGGGTGTGAGTCTGACTCACCCCCTCCGCCAGGCGATCTCGGACGCGGGATGGTGTGCCGAGTCCGAGGACTCGACACAGATCGGTCAGGACGAACCAGGGTTCGCCGTCGATGTCGAGCACACGTACGCGCTCGTTCTCGTACTGGAAGGGGACGAGTTGTGCAGTAGTATCTGACACGTCTACCTCCTTCTGGGTGTTTGGTTGGACATCGGCCGCCGGCAGCTGGTACCTGCTGGCGGCCTTCTCGTTTCATCCGCCCCACGAACGAGGAGGCGGGAATGGCCTGGTGGCATCGGTCGTCAGAGTTGTCTCCGCCGCATGGAATACGACGGGTTCGGCACCTTGAAACCAGAGGCAGGTGTATGAGCTGACGCGCTCACCAGGCGAAACATCACGCTATGAAGGTGTGAAAGGGCGACCCACGTGGGAGCGTGGGGTGAAGATGTGATGCGGGAGCGGCCTAGATCAGGCCGAAGTGTGTGCTTGCGCCGACGCGGAGTGTCGGCGAGTCAAAGCTGTTGCAGGCGTTCAGATTGCGTCTGCGTAGTAGTGGTTCTGGATGTACTTGTCGATGTCCGCTTCTGCGATCAGCACGCGTCCACGAACTCGGACGTGGGGGATCTGCGCGGAGCGGTACATGCGGCCGACTGTTCGAGCGGAGACGTTGAGTCGATCTGCAGCCTGGTCGACAGTGAGGAGCGGGCCCGGGACCTTGGTCGCCTTCATCGGAGATCCTCAGGGAAGAGGTCAACGACGTTGGTGCCGGTCAGTTGCGCGATCCTGACGAGGTCGGCTCCGGTCAGGGAGCGCTTGCCGCGGAGGCGTTGACCTAGTGTCGGGCGTGCATAGCCGAGGGCCTTTGCTGCTGCTGTCTGGTTGATGTCCGCGATTCGGAGTTGGAGGCGTACACGGGCGGAGAGCTTCCGGTTGATGTCACCCTCTCGCTCCAGAGTTGGCTTGTTGGGTTTCATGTTGAATACAATGCTCCAAATCTGAACCCTACGCAACCCTAAAATGACACCGTTGTGATCTGTATCGATTAAGTAACTCGCGGGAAAGTTAGGGTTCCGTGGGTTCAGATTTGAGCTAATGTGTTCCGCATGGACACAGACAGTCACACGTTTGGAGCTGAGGAAGTCCGGTCTGCGATTGCCGGCGAGATTCGCGCGCTGCGCGGGCGCCGCGGGATGAGTCAGACCGAGCTGCGTGAACAAGCCGGCTTCAGTCGGTCGACCATGCGCCGCATCGAAAGTGGCGAGCGTGATGTCGAGATTGCCGAGCTGATGTCCATCGCAAGTGCTCTAGGCGTGACGGCCGCGGAGCTGCTGCAGGCCGTTCAGGACTCGCTAGAAGGTAAGCAACTCTGACACAGGCACTCCCGTTCTGAGTGCACGGAGGAGGAGGTCGGTCGCGGTGACCAGGTCCGTGTTGTCAGTGGCGCCAACCGGGAAGTTGTCGGCTTCGCGCCCATTGCTCATTGGCTGCTCCGTTCGAACGTTTGTGCGAATTTAGGACAGGTTAGGGGTATGCGCCGACAGAGTCGACAGGACAGTCTGTCGGTTACCGATTTGAGACTTTTGGGGGAGACATGGCCCGAGTGCGCGACCTGTGGATGTCGAAGGACTCGAACGGCAAGAAGACAGTGCGGACCAGCCGCTACGGCAAGGGGAAGCGCTGGCTCGCCGTCTGGGACGAGAACGGCCGTGAAGTCTCCGCCACCTTCACCACGTTCGAGGCAGCCGAGAGCGCCATCGCCAACGCCCACGTCTCGAAAGAGAACGGCACGTACATCCCCAAGGCCAACCGAGAGATCACCCTCCGCGAGGTCTGGCCCATCTGGTTCGGAACGAAGGCCGGCAAGTCGAAGCAGACCCGGAACAGCTACCTATCCGCATGGGCGCACATAGAGAAGGAGTGGGGCAACACAGCCTGCTCCCGCATGTCGCGGTCCGCCATCGCTGCCTGGATCCCGGCACTGACGACAACGTGGGGGTGCAAGGAAGGGGAGTCCCGACCGCTCGGCGAGGCGATGCAACGCAAGGTCGGCATTGTCCTCAATGCTCTGCTCGACACCGCGGTCGACGAGCGCATCATTCCGTCCAACCCGATGAAGTCGAGCGACATCCCTCGCCAGAAGGAGACGTCGCGTCGATACCTCTCCGTCGCCGAACTCGACCGACTGCGTGAAGCGATGCCAGGGCCACACGAGCGTCTCGTTCTCGACGTCCTCTCACGTACTGGTGTCAGGCCAGGGGAGGCGTTCGGATTTCGTGTGGGCGACCTGAACGCAACCCGCGGACGCCTCCGAGTCGAACGGGACGTCGACGACGCCGGCGCGGTCGATACGACGAAGACCGGCCGGCATCGTGACGTGCCGGCAGGCGGCGACCTTCTCCTGGACCTTGAAGACGCGGCCGAGGGCAGAGAGCGAAGCGACTGGCTACTCCGAACGCCGGAGGGCACCGGCTGGACGCTCCCGAGATGGAGGCGGATGTGGGTGGACGCAGTGGAGAGCGCCGGCCTCAGTGGCCTCGACACCTACGAACTCCGCCACACGGCGGCGTCCCTGGCGATCCACTCCGGCGCAAACGTGAAGACGGTGCAGCGGATGGTCGGGCACAAGTCTGCAGCGATGACACTCGACATTTACGGGCACCTGTGGGACGAGGAGCTCGACACCATCCCGGCCGCGATGGATGCGCACATGCGGGCAGAGCGCGCGCGGTTCAAGGAGAGGCGACACCGAGCTGAATCTCAGCGGCGGGATGCTGTCTGAAAACGGTCCGGTGCAACTCGTCCGAGTGCGACCATCCAGTGATGGGACGAACCGTATTTGAGACGACGAACGAGCGCTGCCCGAACTGCGGCGGCCAAATGGTGTTTGAGGTGGACGTCGAACCACTTCTTGGCGGAGCCGTCGATCGGACGCCGCGTGGCTACAACTGTGAAGGGGAGTGCGGGCGAAAGTTCCATCCGCGTGAGATCCGCACGTAGGTCAAGCCGGAACAGACGCGGAACGAGCGTCTAGAACTAGCAGTTCAGGGCGGGATACCGCTTCACTCGTAATGAAAAGGTCGCGAGTTCGATTCTCGCAGGCAGCTCAGAGAGGGCCCCTCACCACCAGGTGAGGGGCCCTTCTGGTTTCGGCGACTCGGTGGCCGATCCGGCGCGGTCGCCGAAACCTCGCGGTACGTCCCCGCGAGGAGGACGATGAACCGTGGGACGGGCGGTCCCGCCGGCACTCCATGGGAGAAGGTGACTCATCGTGTGGATGGAGATCTTCTGGCTCATCCTCATGGTCGGCGCCCTGGTCATGTTGATACCGATCGCCCGACAGGTGTTCCGTCGATCCGACGACGACCGGGATCACCACGATTCGTGACGGCAGGTCTCGACAGGGCTGCGAGCGAGGCGGCATGCTCGGGAGGTGAGTGATTCGCTGAAGACCCGCGTTCGCGAGAAACTCCTGCGCCAACTCTCCCAGAACGGGGGTCACCCGGTGGAGGAGGTGGAGAGCGACGATCCGCGTCTTGTCGCGATCGACTCCGACCTGGCCGCTCTCGACGAGGTCGCCGAGGACGATCCCCTCGTGGAGGAGTTGGCCACCAAGTACTGGGTTCCCTGA